ACGAATATGAAACAGTTTTTAGAAGAGAACCCCGACCTTGTACCTAAAGGTCTTAATGTAGATTCAGAATACGTAATATCAGTAAGGAGAAAATGATGGCCGTACCATTTGTACCAATAGAACAAGTAGCTAAACACTTCACTGTGTCCTTATCTACTATCCGTGCTTGGGTAAGGCAGGGTAAGATTCCCCCAAACACATATATAAAGGTAGGTAACACTTACCGCTTTAACGTGGCTGATGTTGAAGGTGCTCTACTTGGAGCTTCCAAGGCAGAGGTTTTAGAAAAGCCTGATACATTGTATGGGCAGTTAGAAATAGATTTGGATGATGATGAGTGATAACTCGCTACGTCGAATCAGCATACGCGGTGGCAAGTTTCACTTTGTAGTTGGTGGAACAGAAGTAAGTTACAACGATTCAAACTCTATAGATGTGGTGGTAGTTAATGCCGCCTCAATATCTCGCGCTTACTATGGCGATGCGTATGACCCTAACAGGGTTGCGGTACCTACGTGTTGGTCACCTGACACACAGTTACCAGATAATGAAGTACCTCAAGATCAACGGCAAGCTATGCGTTGTATGGACTGCCCTCAGAATATCAGAGGTTCAGGTTCTTATGGGGGTAGGGCTTGTCGGTTCTCACAACGACTAGCAGTTGTATTTGGGGATAAACCCGATGAGGTGTATCAGTTACAGATACCTGCCTCGTCAATATTCGGGGGCGATAGAGGAGGTAACATGGGTATGCAAAACTATGCTCGACTCTTAGCCAAACACGATACCCCAATAGTTGCTATTACTACCAAGGTATATTTTGACAGTGATAGCGTTGTACCAAAACTTTGCTTTAAACCAGTAGACCGTTTAGATGCAGACACATATGAGGCAGTATGTAATATGATCGACCACCCAGATACATCGCGGGCGATTACTATGACTGTCCCACTAACAAGTGAACCTGTGTCTCCATTCTCAGCAGTTGAAGGTTTTGAGTTAAACGCAAACTAAACAATTAGGAAATTATTATGGCCGTTACAAATAGTCAATATATTATATCAAACGTCGAAGCCCTATGGCCTCGTATTAATAAAACCTACAAATTCGACAATTCTGAAAACCGTACTGTACCGTGCGAAGCTACTGATGATGGAGCCAAGTATGAGACTAAGTTTCGTATGTCTAAGGAACAAGCTAAGGCTTTGTTCGTAGAGATGGTAAAAGCATATGAAGCTAAGAAAGAAAAGGGGTGGCCCGACAAGTTCGAGATGCCTTTTGGTAAGGAAGAAGACGGTACTTATTCCTATAAGGCATCCTTAAAAGGTGCCTACGGTAAGGACGCTACGTTTAAGCCTGTACAGTATGACTCGAAAGCAGTTAAACTACCTGAAGACTTCATGCTTACTACTGGAAGTACTATCAATGTGGCAGTTGGATTTATTCCATACTTCATGCGCGATGCAGGTGTATCTCTTAGACTGCGATCTGTACAGGTAATTAAGTATGTACCTATGGAAGCAACGTCTCCGTTTGCCGCTGTAGAGGGTGGGTTTGAGTTAGAAAATGATAATCCATTTGAGGTGGTAACTGCCGCGCCAGTGGCAACACCAGTAATATCTGATGATTTGTTTGGGGATGATGAAGCTACTAAAGTTAAAGAACCTAAAAAAGTAGTTAAGAAGACAGCACCTGCACCTAAAGCATCTGATGATGCGTTGGCTGACATAGTAGCTGATTGGGACGACTAACTGTTCCTCGTAACACTATAACTGTAGCTAGGATTATTTCCGAAAAGGGCGTGCAAGCGCCTCTGCTACGATACCTCTCGGAATTAGGTATAGCATATGCACACAGAAGATTTTTTAAAAAGGGTACTGGGGAGCGACGGATACTATTGTTTATTTTCGTTTCGTACTAAAGACGATAGACGCACGCAAAAATTCTACACTTCCGTAGGTGAGATGGCTGACGCGGCCCGTGACCTAGACAGTAAAGGGTACGATGCCTACTTTGCATTAGCTACGTTTGAAGAGAACAACTCCCGTAAAGTTAGTAACGTAAAACAATTAAAGTCTTTCTTCCTAGACCTAGACTGTGGAGAAACTAAAGACTATCCGAATCAAGATGAAGCCCTCAAAGCATTGCAGGGTTTTTGTAAGACACTATCACTGCCTAAGCCTAAGCTAGTTAACTCTGGTAGAGGTATACACGCCTACTGGTTATTAGGTGAGTCGGTAGGTATAGATGACTGGCTACCTGTAGCGGAGCGTCTAAAGAAGTTATGTGCTGAACCCAAACTGTTAGCCGATCCCGCAGTGACTGCTGATGCCGCTAGGGTATTGCGTATACCTACTACTCATAACTATAAGACCACTCCCCCATCTCGTGTGGAGTTTCTAGGTTCAGATCATCCTGACGATGTAGACTTTGATAAATTCTCTATGCTACTTGGTGGTGGGATGATACCAGTTCCCAAAAGAATGGTACCACTAGGCGCTAATTCAGTGATGGATGCGTTGATGGGTAACAAGCAGAATAGCTTTAAAGATATTATAGCTAAGACTATGAAAGGTACGGGGTGTGAACAGCTACGTACCATATGGCAAGACCAAGAGAATTGTAGTGAACCTATGTGGAGGGCAGGGCTATCTATCGCTAAGTTCTGTGTAGACTCTGACTCTGCCGCACGTAACATATCTAAAAACCACGAAGAGTACTCTCAAGAAAATACCTACGAGAAGATGGAACTTATTAAAGGCCCATACAAGTGTACGTCTTTTGATGAGTTTAACCCTGACGTGTGTACGGCCTGCCCTAACTGGGGAAAGGTAAAGTCACCTATAGTATTAGGTAGTAGCGTTATGGAAGCAACGGAAGAAGATAACATAGTAGAAGTACCTGCCTTGGATTTACCTAATACACCTACTACTACCTATGTGATTCCGACGTACCCAAAGCCATTCTTTAGAGGTGCCAATGGTGGTGTATACATGCGTACAGTTAACGCAGAGGGAGATCCAGATGAGAAGGTGGTCTACCACAATGACTTGTACATAGTTAAACGTATTCGAGACATAGAGATGGGCGAAGCAGTGGTCATTAGATTACACCTGCCCAAAGATGGTGTTAGAGAATTTACAGTACCCTTAACAGCAGTTACTTCTAAGGAAGAGTTGCGCAAGCAAATGTCCATGCATGGTGTGGCCGTTAGTAGAATGGATGAACTTATGAACTATATGACAACATGGGTAAACGAGTTACAGGCTAAGAGTACCGCAACAGAGGCGCGTAGGCAGTTTGGTTGGGCAGGAGAAGACTTTAAGTCATTCGTGCTAGGTAACCAAGAAGTACACATTAACAAGATTACATCTAACCCACCTTCCACTCCTACGGTTGGTATGTTCCCTGCGTTTGAGCCTAAAGGTACGTTAGAGGACTGGATTGACATGGCTAACTTCTATGACCGTGATGGGTTTGAGATGCACCAGTACATAGTAGGTACAGGGTTTGGGTCACCTCTTATGGCGTTATGCCCTGTAGCTTGTTCCGCATTTCATGTGCATAGTAAGGATAGTGGGCTTGGTAAGACTACTGCTATGTTTGTGGGGGCATCCATATGGGGTAAGCCCGAATCATTAGTCCTAGGAGAGAATGACACTAAAAACTCTAGGATGAACAGGGGTGAACTGTATCAAAACTTACCACTGTATATTGACGAACTTACTGAACTTAAAGGTGAAGAACTATCATCCTTAATATACCAAATATCTAGTGGTAAGCAGAAGAACCGTATGACTAGCGGAGGGCTAAACACTGAACGAGCAAGGGGTAAGCCTTGGAGTCTATTGTCTGTAACCACAGGTAACTGTAGCGCCATTGAAAAAGTCAGTATATACAAGTCTATGCCGAAAGCAGAGGCACAGAGGATGATGGAGACTAAAGCTGTTAGGCTGTTTGACCAGAGTAAGACTAAGCACCTTACAGATGCCCATGCTACTAATGCCATTAATATATACGGTCACGCAGGTATACCTTACGTACAGTACATAATAGCTAACATAGAAAGTGTCCAAGCATTAATGGCGCAAGTGCAGTCTAAGATAGATACTGCGGCAGGACTTACAGCAGAGAATAGGTATTGGTCAGCAGGCGCGGCGGCTACTCTAACAGGAGTTCTTATAGCTAAGAAGTTAGGACTAGTTAACTACGATACCAACAAGTTGTTTAAGTACATACTAAGACTACTAAAAGAGAACAAGAATGCATCGGCAGATATGAGTTCTTCAGCGGCAGATATGTTGAACGACTACATACATGAGAACTGGGGTAGTATACTAAAGATCAAGAGTAGTGACGACCTACGTAAAACACACGATAACGGGTTAGACAACCTCGTCATACCTGAGTTAGATCCAAAGGTACGGTTGGTAGGTAGGTACGAGACAGACTCCAAGCGTGCGTACCTTATACCCAAACCGCTAAAGGCATGGTGTGGTAAACAGCAGATAAACTATGCTTCGTTTATACAAGATCTAAAAGATGACTTTG